ACAAATGGAACTTGAAGTTGAGTTACTTGAACGTGAAGAAGAGTTTGAGATATATGAGTTTGAAACTAAAGAGGAAGCAGAGGAGTTTCTTGAAGCCATACTTGAAGTTGAAGAATACTTAGAAGAACTAGAAGAGATAGAGATAGAAGAAATAGAGTTAATAGAAATACCTGAAGATATAATAATTATTATAGAAGAAGAGATTATAGAAGATGAGTTGGATAAAGAGATACCAGGAGATGACATCATCAGAGAAGATACAGTTCAAGAGGAAGATGTCAAAGACCAAGATATACAAGAAGAAATAATTGAAGAAGAAGTTGTAGAAACCTTTGAGTTTTTTAAAGAAGAAGAAGTTATTGAACTAACAGAGGAAGAACTGCAAGAAGAAGTTGCAGAGGTAGAAGAAGCTATTGAAGAAATTATTGTTGTAGATATTCCTGAAGTAACTGAAGAGGAACTAGAAGAATACACAGAAGAGGAGTTAGTTGAGTATGAAGAAGCTAAAGAAGAAGCAATACAAGAGTTTGTACAAGAACTTGAAACCGAAGAAGTAATAGAAGTTATTGAGGAAGTCAATGACATAGGTGTACAGAACCTAGAACAAGTATCAGTAGAGGTACAAGAGATAGTCCAGGCAGTAGTTGAAGAAGCTATTGAGGAGATAGAAGAACTTACAGAGGAACAAGTAGAAGTTGTTGCTGAAGTATTACAAGTAGAAACAGAAGATGTTGAGATAATAGCTGAAGCTGTCAAAGAAGATGAAGTCGTAGCTGAAGCAGTAGAAGAATATGTAGAAAGAGCTGTAGAGAACGCAGATGTAGAGAACTATACTCTTGCTGATGTTGTTACAGAGGTACAGTACGAAGCATTCTTAGAGAATCCAATAGAAACATTTATAGATTTAGATTTTGAGGCAATAGAAATAGGAAATATTGGAGATGATATGACACAAGATCAGAAAGAAAAAGCACAGGAGGTCGTAGTTCCTGTAATTTTGACTAGAATAGCTAGTATGGCAGCTTATGTATTTAGGAGAAGTCTATGATTAACAAGCTATGGAACTGGTTTGTAGAAGCAATAAAAGAAACATTAAACCTTAGTTGGACTTTGGTTGGTTTAGTTATTGCTACGCTTACACTAACTGGATCAGCACAGCAAGTTACAGGATTAGCTACTATAATAACTTTAGCTGTATGGTTATTGACCATTGGTTTTAGAAAAGGAGATTAGTATGGACTGCTGTGGTAGTGGTTGCTGTGGTGGTGAGTAATGTGTAAATGCAACTACTTATGTTGTGGTTGTAAATTACATTGTGGTAATTGGAGGAACATATGAAACTACAAGTTATTAGAACACAATTTGGAACAGATGCAACAAATGGGTTGCTATTTATAGATGGTATTTTTGAGTGTTATACACTAGAGGACCAGTATCAAGCAGTAAAAGTTATGCACGAAACCTGCATACCAGAGGGTACATACAATATAAAGTTTAGAAAAACAGGTGGTTTCCACGCTAAATATACAGAGAGATATAAGAACGCACATCACGGAATGTTACATATACAAGATGTGCCTAACTTTACTTATATACTTATACACACAGGCAATACTGATGAACATACATCAGGTTGTTTAATTGTAGGAGAAACACAACAAGATTTAGAGGTATCTAAAGATGGTTTTATAGGCAGTAGTGCTGTAGCTTACAAGAAAATGTATGCAAAAGTAGCAGGACAGTTGCTACAAGGCAAAGATGTGACTATAGAATACACAACAATAAACAATTTATTAAATAAAGATGTAGATAATCAAGCAAAAGATCATACTGTTTTAGCTACCACAGTTTATGATAAATTACAGGAAATAAATGGTAATGTTTTGATAGGTAATGCTATGTTGAAAGGGAGATTGATAACATAATGTTTGAAAGATTGAAAAGAGCAAGAAATCAAGATGGTACATTCAAGAAGGATGTATGGTGGACACCTTGGTCTGATTCGTGGGAGTATAAAATGAGTGAAGATCTCAAAGATATGCTGGAAAGAACACTATGGACTTTCGTAGAAGCATTCCTTGGAGCTTTAGTTGTTGCACCTTTAGTATCACTTGATGCTAATACACTTGAACTAGCTGCATTAGCTGGTGGTGGTGCTGCACTAGCAGTTGTCAAGACATACGCTAAAAAACAAATCACTAAGTAGATTCTGTCCTATATCCTGTGTATAATTAGCACAACAGAAAGGGCTAAATATGACACAGGAACTAGGTAATAATTACTATAAATCTGGTTGGCAACCATCAATAGAGTTTGATGAATCAACAGGTAAAGGTGAGATAACGTACGTTGGTACTGATCCTGACTACAAAAATAAGTATGATGACATACTAAGAGGTTGGGGTTTTGACCCTAAATACTACGAAATAGAGGGTACAGTTCGTGCATCTTCGTGGAATGTACAGTTAAAAGGTGGTCAAGCGACCACTTTTTATGCGTTTAAGGGGGTTGTAAAGCGTAAGAACCCTGCATTAGACCAGTATTTTGACAAACTTGTTAAGGAATACAGTAGAAAACCTAAGTTAAAAGACACAAATTATGGTGGAGATACTGCATTTGTGTGGACAATGGCTGATTGGCAGCTAGGTAAAGCTGATTATGGCGTAGAAAATACCCTTAAACGCTACGAGGAAGCTCTAATTAAAGGAGTAAATCAGATTAAGGCACTACGCAAGACAGGTACAGAGATAGATGAGATATATTTACTAGGTTTAGGTGATTTAACAGAGAACTGTGACCAATCATTTTACAGTTCAATGCCATTTAATATAGAGTTATCGCTATCACAACAGTATCAATTAGCTAGGCGTATGATAATGAAAACTATTGATACATTTCTTTCACAAGCAGACAAGATTGTGATTTGTGGTATTGGTGGTAATCACGGAGAAATGACACGATCAGGCAAAGGACAGGTATTGTCAGATAGATTAGACAACTCTGATATGATGCACTTTGAAGTAGTCAAAGAGATACTTGCACAGAACAAAAGATATGACAAAGTAAAGGTCATACTACCTACTGACTATCATCACTTGCTAGATATAAAAGGTAAAGGAGTAGCTATCACACACGGACATATGACTGGTGGTGGTTCTGGTCCAGAGGGTAAAATTATGAAGTGGTGGGCAGGTCAAGCTATGGGTTGGTTACCTAGTGGTGCAGCCGAAATATTAATTACAGGACACTATCATCACCCAAGAGTATATAAACAAGGTAAGCGTACTTGGTTTCAATGTCCAAGCATAGATGCAAGTAAAGACTTTACTGCAAGAACAGGACTGTGGAACGATCCTGGTGTGTTATGTTTTACAGTTAATAAAGATGGTTGGGATAACTACAAAATAGTTTAGTTATTTACAACAACATAACCTAAATCAGCTTGTTGTATTGCTTGTATAGCTTTATCTCCACAACCTAATAACAATGTACCTGTACTAGCAGACTGACCTTGAATTAATTGATTAACTTTATGTGGTTTATAAAATGCTAACCTACCTTTAACAAAACATATTACATCAGATTTAATTGCGTAATTATGAAACCATTTAGTATCTGTTCTTGAATTTACTAATGCTATTCCGTTATGATGTTCTATAAATTTTTCTAACCATAATCCTGTTTCTCTGCCGTAAGGTGGATTGCACCAAACAAACCCATACCAAAGTTGTGTAAGTCCATCATTATTTTTATTAAAATGTTTTTCTGCTGGAATCCAAGGTATAGGATTTATAGGAGAAGCTACATCTAAATCAAAATTGACTTTAAGTGCTGTAAATATTTCAGGTGGTGTGTACCACTCATTTGATTGTACTACACCACCAGGATTTTCGTGATAACCTGCATACTTGTTTGTCATTTATACACCACAATACCCTTCACATTCATCATCAAATAAAGAACCTTGATAAACTTTTTTTTCTTTTTTAAAATCAATGTCTTTTAATGGAACTCTACTATTATGTATAAATAATTTTGTTCCTAATTTTTTTACAAACTGACTTTCTTTATTAGTTCTTAATTTATCATCAAATTCAACTGCAAATTTAAAATTTTCAGGCTGTTCTTCTTTAAACCTTTGCCAATCTTCGTTGCTGTGATATGGACACATAATACAAGCTGACCTTGGTGGTGTTGGAAATTCCAAAGTTTTAAAATAATGTAAACAATCGTGCCTAGTAATTTTATTTTCAACTAAAGGATAACAATGGACAGCCCATTTATTAGGTGGATATTTTGCTCTTTGTATTTCATCAAAAGAAATACCCATAACCATCTCAACAACTTTACCTCTTAAATTCTCTACTTGTAATAATTGTCTAACTTTTTTATTTATAGGTTGTATTTTATATCTATCTGTACAAGTTCTAAGTGTCATACCTTTTGATTGATCTTTATTAATTGTATAAACAGGAATACTAGCAAAAAATCCAGTTGGCGACATAATATCTTTTGCTATATCTCCTGTGTTTCTATCTTCCCTTACTATTAATATTTTAATTTTATCTTTTACTTTTTCTTTTAAAAATTCAAACCATTCATATACTTCTTGAGGTTCGTTACCTGTGTCTGCAAATATAGCATAATCAACAGGTGCTATCTCACCATTGTATATTTTCATAAGTAATGTGCTTGATTGCACACCTGCACCTAAAGATAAAATGCGAAGATCAGGTTTCTTATCTAATATTCTTTCATCTGCTAAACGCATTTCTTTTAAATACACTTATGAACTACCATCTTCAGCTATGTCATAACAAGTATAACACATTGGTCTATCTCCTGTGCCTATGTATGGCTCGTTCTTTGTAACTTCAACGTGTCCGACTAACCAACATCTAAATATATAAATCATTCTTCTTCTAAATTAGTTGTTGTAAGTACTTGTATGTTAGGAAGTATTGCAAGTAATTGCAGTTGTCCATTAGGCAACACAATACTTTTACCCATAAACAAAGGTACTTCCTTTTCGTTTTTTCTGTTTAATAATTCTGCAATCAACATACCTTCTGTTGCTTTGCTTAACATTACATCAATCATTCTTCCTCCTCGTGTATTTTTGCTTTACCCTCATACAAAAACCCTACTACTTTTGTGATAGGTTTTGTATTATCAAACTCTGTTGTTTGTGGCATAAGCTGTTCTGTCCATTGAAAGTCATAACCTTTACGCACTAAGTTATGTATGTTCCAAGTCATAATCTTGCCTTTATATTCTGTAAGATATACAAAAATCTTGTTTTTCTCAACAGATTTAACTATGTTGCTATCAAACTTTTTCTTTTCAATAACCCAACTTCTGTATTGTTTATCTCTTGATTTAAGTTCTACAATGTATCTAGTATTTTCTGCATCAAAAGAACTGTAAGGATCTGTTGCCTCTACCAAGTCAAGACCTGGATATATACTATTTAACTTATCTATTATCTCTGTTTGTGTCATTCTTCTTCCACCACCTCTACTTGTATCTCTGTTGGTTCGCCTACAAACTCTACATCTTTAAACTCACCAGAGTTAGATACTTTAATTATTACTTTCATATATAATCTCCCTGCATTTTT